TGAAGTAAATGATATTGGAGATCAAGTAGCAAGCATTCTTCAATATGATTTAGAATATCAAAATCTTCTTATGTGTTCTATGAGAGGTAGAGCAGGTCAAATTGTTGGTCAGGGATTTTCTGGTAAGAAAACTCAGTTAGGCGTTAAGATGTCCAAGACTGTAAAAAAAGTTGGTTCTCTTAATCTTAAAACAATGATTGAGGAGGATAAATTAATTTTTAGTGATTATGAAATCATTTCAGAATTAACAACATTTATCTCAAAGCATAATTCATTTGAAGCAGAGGAAGGATGCAATGATGATTTAGCGATGTGCTTAGTAATATATGCCTGGCTTGTTGCACAAGACTATTTTAAAGAACTCACGGATCAGGATGTTCGTAAAAGGTTATATGAGGAGCAAAAGAATCAAATAGAACAAGATATGTCTCCCTTTGGATTTATATCTGATGGTTTAGATTCTAATAGTTTTGTTGATAAAGAAGGAGATAGATGGTTTACTGATGAATATGGCGATAGATCTTATATGTGGGAATATATGTAATGGATTTAGATGGACAGATAAGATTAGGGCATCTTCTTCTAAATGATAGAAAATGTAGGACTTGTGGAAAAACAAAAAATTTAATAGATGGTTTTTATAGAACTCGAAAGGATAGAGGTGCAGTCCCGTCTTCCTGGTCATACGAGTGTAAAGAGTGTACTATTAATAGAATAAAAAAGAATAGAAAGAGAGATAGTAGTTGGGAATATCCTGATTGGTAGTTCACGCTATATTTCCCCACTGAAAATATCTGTTTTAATAAATATTTTGAGAACTGAAACAAAACGGAGAAAAACATGGCGACTCCTCAATTATCTCCTGGAGTAAGAATTAGGGAAGTTGATCTAACAGTTGGGAGAGCTGATAATGTATTGGCCAATATTGGCGCATTTGCGGGACCTTTTGAGAAGGGTCCAGTTAGCGAAGCAACAAGAATTAATGACGAACAAGCACTTATAGAAGTATTTGGAGAACCAAAATCTACGGATGCTCAATACGAGTATTGGATGAGTGCTGCAAATTTTCTTTCCTACGGGGGAGTAATTGATATAGTAAGAACTACTGGAGACACATTAGTTAATGCAAACGCAGGTGTTGGTATTGCATCAACTACAGTCTTAAAAATTGATAATTATGACGATTATCAAACAAATCATACTTCTGCAACAGATTTTACTTTTGCCGCAAAGAATCCAGGATCTTGGGCAGATGGTCTTAAAGTTTGTTTTATTGATGACTTTGCAGATCAAACTCTTGGAATAGGAACTGCTAGTCTTATTGATACTGGAGCAGAAGTAGGGTTTGGTGTTACAACAGCTTTAAATGGAGTTACGATTCCTGGATCAGGATCTACAACTTCATTTACAGGATATCTCAAAGGAATTATTACAGGAGTTAATACATCAACATCTGGAAATAGTACAATCGATGTTAAGATTATTTCTAGAGTGGAGACTGTAGGCGGTGGATCTACTGAAACAAAGATCACATATCAAGAAGGAGCAAGTTATTCATCATTTGCTACTACTGATACTCTTCATTTTGTTAATAATTCGGGCGTTAATACTACAGGAACGGGATCTGGAACTTACAGTCCAGATACTGCAGTTGATTGGTATGATCAACAAACTCTTGGTTTGGTAAATTCTACTGTTTACTGGAAGAGTCTTGCACCAAAACCAAGAACAAACGTCTATGTAAGTGATAGAAATGGAAAAAATGACGGTATTCATATTGCCGTTGTTGATGACCAAGGAAAAGTAACTGGCATTCAAGGTAATATTTTAGAGAAGCATTTAGATCTCTCTAAAGCATTAGATACTGTTTCTCAAGTAAATTCTCCTCAAAAGATTTACTACAAGCAATACATTTCGGACTTTTCACAAAACATTTATGCTGGATATAGTCCATCAGAAGCAGCAGATTCTTATCATAATACTGCTCCTCGCGCAACTGGGTTCTCAACAGATTATACTCAAATCACCACTGGAGATGGCACTTGGGGACAAAATGCTCAAGGGGTAACATTTAATGCAATTGGTAATGTGTCTTACACTCTGATGGGCGGTAAGGATTACTCTGCTAGTGGTGGAATGGCTGCTACTCTTGGAGATCTTAATAGCGCATATGATTTATTTGATAATAAGGACGAAACTATTATTGATTTCTTAATCATGGGTCCTGGTTTAGGAACTTTGTCCGAATCTCAAGCCAAAGCAAATTACTTAATAGGAATTGCCGAACAAAGAAAGGACTGCGTTGCTTGTATTGGACCTCATAGAACTGATATTGTTGGTCAAACAAATACAACAACCCAAACAAATAATCTTATCAATTATTTTAGTCCATTAACATCTTCATCTTTTGCAGTATTTGATAGTGGATATAAGTATAGTTATGATAAGTTTAACAATGAGTTCCGTTATATTCCATGCAATCCCGACGTTGCTGGAATGATGGTTCGCACTTCTCTCAATTCTTATCCTTGGTTCTCTCCTGCTGGTCAAAGAAGAGGAAACTTAAGAAACGCTGTTAAGTTGGCATATAACCCAACCAAGGCACAAAGAGATCGTTTGTATCCTCAGAGAATTAACTCTTTCATTACAAAACCTGGGCAAGGAACATTCTTGTTTGGCGATAAGACCGCTCTATCTTATGCGTCTGCATTCGATAGAATCAATGTTCGTCGTTTATTCCTTACAGTCGAGAGAGCTCTTGAAAATGCAGCACAGTCTCAACTCTTTGAACTCAATGATGACCTCACAAGAGCAAACTTTAGAAATATTGTTGAACCATATCTCCGTGATGTTCAAGCAAAAAATGGTCTTATCGATTTTCTTGTTATTTGTGATGAAACTAATAACACTCCAGACATCATTGATAATAATGAGTTTAGAGCAGATATCTTCTTAAAACCAACCAAGTCCATCAACTTTATTACTCTGACATTTGTTGCTACTAGGACTGGCGTAAGTTTTGAAGAAGTAGCTGGAAGAGTTTGATTTTTTACTTAACTAAAACTATCTAAAGGAGAAAAAAAATGGCAATCGAAAACAAAGCTCTAAGATCCATAAGTGCTTTTAAATCAAAGTTGGCTGATGGTGGTGCTCGCGCTAATTTATTTGAAGTTCAAATAGCAAATCTTCCAGAGAACATTACCAACCAGAACGAATGGCAAGCTGAAGACTTTAGTTTTTTATGCAAAGCAGCTGCACTTCCAGCATCAAATCTTTCATCAATCGATGTTCCGTTTAGAGGAAGATCTCTAAAAGTTGCTGGAGATAGAACTATTGATCCATGGACAATCACCGTCATTAATGATGGTAGTATGTTTATTAGATCAGCTATGGAATTGTGGATGGAAAAAATTACTAGACTTAATGATGCTGCTGGAACATCAAATCCAGGCGCATATATGGGAAATGCTACGGTATTTCAGTTAGGTAGAGGTTCATCTGTTGCCTCTGGTATTGATGCAGATGGACCAGATTCGCATGTTGTTCTTGGCAGATATGAGTTCCAAGAGATTTTTCCAACAAATGTATCTCAGATTGATGTTTCGTATGATTCTACTGATACAATTGAAGAATTTACAGTTGAGTTTTCAGTAAATAATATTATTAACTTAGCGATGACAGAATCTGAAGACACCAACTGAAGAATGATATAAATAGGTTATATTAAATCAAAATATAACCTATAATTATGCCATCTAAATTATTTGGATTCTCTATTGAAGATAAAGAACCACTCTCACCATCAGTAGTATCCCCCGTTCCTCAAAATAATGAGGACGGGGTTGATCATTATATGAGCAGTGGTTTTTTTGGTTCTTATGTAGATATTGAAGGCGTATATAGAACAGAATTTGATTTAATCAAAAGATATCGTGAAATGGCACTTCATCCTGAAACAGATAGTGCTATCGAGGACATTGTGAATGAAGCAATTGTATCAGATACCAATGATAGTCCTGTAGAGATAGAACTTTCAAATCTTAATGCGAGTGATGGTATTAAGAAAAAAATCAGACAAGAATTTAAAACTATCTTAGATCTATTAGATTTTGATAAAAAATCTCATGAAATTTATAGAAATTGGTATATTGATGGGAGAATTTATTATCATAAAGTAATCGATTTCAAAAAACCAGAAGAAGGAATTCAGGAACTTCGTTATATTGACGCAATGAAAATGCGTTATGTAAGGAAGCAAAAAAAGAATAATAAAGCAGAATTAAAAAAACTCAATCCATTGAAAGATGATCCAATGGATTATGATTTTCCAGATATTGAAGAATATTTCATTTATAATCCAAAGTCAACGTATCCAACTGGCAATCCCATGCAGACGGGAGCAAGTCAAGGAATTAAAATTGCAAAAGATGCAATTACATATTGCACATCTGGACTTGTCGATAGAAATAAAGGCAACACTCTTTCATATCTTCATAAAGCAATTAAGTCACTCAATCAACTCCGTATGATTGAAGATAGTCTTGTCATCTATAGATTATCAAGAGCACCAGAAAGAAGAATTTTCTATATTGATGTTGGCAATCTTCCTAAGGTCAAGGCAGAACAATATCTACGTGATGTTATGATGAGATATCGTAATAAATTAGTATATGACGCATCAACAGGAGAGATTCGTGATGACAAAAAATATATGGCCATGCTCGAAGATTTCTGGCTTCCCAGGCGTGAAGGTGGAAGAGGAACAGAAATCTCAACATTACCCGGCGGACAAAACCTTGGAGAAATTACTGATATTGAGTATTTTAAAAAGAAATTATACAGGTCCCTTAATGTTCCCCCATCAAGAATGGATGGTGAAGGTGGGTTTAACTTGGGGAGATCTTCTGAGATCTTAAGAGATGAATTAAAGTTCACCAAATTTGTTGGTCGTTTGAGAAAGAGATTCTCAAATATGTTCAGTGATATGCTGAAAACTCAACTTATTCTTAAAAATATTATTACTCCCGAAGATTGGGAGTTGATGAGTGAGCATATTCAATATGACTTCCTTTATGATAATCATTTTTCTGAATTGAAAGAAGCAGAACTTATGAATGAGAGATTATCGATGGTTCAAACTGCAGAACCTTATGTCGGTAAGTATTATTCTCAAGATTATATTCGTCGTAAGATTCTTCGCCAAACTGATGAAGAAATTATTGAGCAGGATAAGTTAATTGCTGATGAAATTAAAAAAGGTATTATTCCTGATCCAACAGCACTTGATATAGAAGATGATCCTTCTATAGACTCTGTTGCTGGAATGGATTTAGGAAAACCTCAAATGGAACCTGAAATGGATGGTTCTTCTACAGAAGCTCCGGAAATTCCTAAAGGCGGGGAAATATAAATATTCATAGTATTTTACTGGAAAATGGAAGAACTTTTAGATATGATTGCTGCGGACGAATCGCCATCACAAATAAGTGATAAAATTAAAGATTTATTATTTGCAAAATCAGCAGAAAGAATAGACCAATACAAACCATTAGCATCTAGTTCATTGTTTGGAGGCAATGATAGTTCTGGTGAAGAAGAGTAATTATAAATAAATAAAAGTTACCTATAAAAATGCCAAGAATAATTATTTCTGCTGATGAAGATACATTATCTTCAGGAATTGGAAATTCAACAACAGTTAATAATGCCAAATTTGTTAG